GATTTCAAAAAATCATTTTGATCCACGCTCGAGAGTGGTGGCGCAACTCCTCTAGAATAATCAAAAATATCCGTTGTATCACTTCTGGTATCTTTGAATATAACAAAAAGTGCCTTGACAGGATTGACAAACGTGGGACGCATCACAAATTCCACATCCGTGGTACCTTGGTACGTTTCTTCGTGAACTTGAAATTGTTGTACAGGAAATACAAGGGGTCTGTTTGCAACAGAATTAATCACTTCATCGGGAGCATACCCATATTCAATACGGAGACGAACAGCGGAACTCGTTACACCCGAATCTGCTCCACCCCAACTGTCCGAATTTCTGAGTCCCACGGAAATCTCAACCTCTTGGTAACGCAATGCAGCCAGTGGAATGGCGAGTTCGGGTTGCCCATAAAACCAAAATTGCAATGGAACCTGAAGTCGATATGTCCGTGGATACTGAGTGGTGTTGGTGAAAGGATATGTCGGACCACCGCCTAACATCCTAAACAACTGAGTCACGGAAAATGCATCCTTTTCTCTACCTTCGACATTTAACCTCAGATTTAAAGTCTCGCCAGTTTCTTGCTGTATCGTAGTACCACCTATTACCAATGAAACGTAATCAATCATAGCCAGTGCATGGTTTATAGTAGAACTTGCCGAACTGGTGTAGTCGATGAGTAGATACATGCGCGTGATAAAATCGCCGTGCCGTGGAATCAAAAAATTTGCATTTCCACCATGATTGATTGTTAAAGGATCGGTGTCAAAACTCTGTGTAACAAAGTTAGATTTTTTGGTGAACACGCCTTTGAATGGAGTCTGTTCCATATTCTACTATGACCGATGTTTATTTTTTCTCGATAATAGCGAGCACTTGTTTATGGACTGTGTCGTAACTCATCTTGGTGCGAACCTCTTCTTGAACCCACTCGGACGTGGTATCTAATTTTCCCTGATAGACTTTTTCTAGTGCATCCACGGTTCCATCAACACTTGGCGTCACCCACCACGCATCCTGAAAACGATTGAAACATTTTTGAGCAGGTGGAACACTTGTGCCATGCCAACAGTAATCGTCCATTGCTCCAAATTTAGTAGTCACCACAGGCAATCCAAAGTATTGAGCCTCCAACTGAGGGATGCCAAAACCCTCGGAGCACGAACCGCATAGATAGACATCAGCACACATATATACCTTTTGTAAAGTAGTTTCATCCAAAGTTGACTCCGTGATCTTGATAGATGCCTCTGGGATTCCAAGACTTGCTATCATCGTCTGAACATTGTAAATTTTTGCATGATTTAATGCCGGAACGTGAAGCCAGAGTAACGCCTCTGGATGCGTCTCCTGAAATTTATCAAAAGCAAGCAGTGTCGTGTCAAGCGACTTTCTTCCACTTTGTTCGTAATTTCCTGCGATGGTCAGTATCACATATTTGTCTTTCAAATTGAAATCATTTCTAATCTTTTCCTTGGTTTCATTTGGTGGCAGATCGGTTCTAAAATCTATAATATGCGGAACAACATAGGTGTCGCGTTTAAGTTGTTTTATGACACGTTCGCGTGTTGAGGGACACAATGAGATGATATTCTGGATCTTACCAAGTGCATTCATTGTTGGTAAATCAATTGGTTCGTAATGCAAAGGAAACCAAAGATAGGATGGACATGCGATCATTTCAGGTGTATTGCTTTCAAGCAAAAAGATGTCCTGAAGAAAGAATATGGCTCCGGCGTTTGTTCGCTTTACGAAACTATTTATGTCCGAAATCTTGATCTGAGAAGGAAACTTTTCGTAAGGACCCAAGATAAAAGTGACCTCGGGTCGATCCAAAAGTGCCTGAGACCATGGGTCCCTAGTTTCATTCACAAGTATGTTGTTTTTGACAATGTCCTTGAAACTTAGGACCCCTGTATGTTTGACACCACATATAGACCATATGACCATGGTGACAGTGTGACCCTTTTCGATGAACATCCGAATCAAATGCCTCAATTGACTTGGATACCCACCCTTGGCACCCTCGAAGGGTGTGCCATTACTCGACAGCAGGATGTGCATTTACTAAAAATGTGTCTGTACCGTTTAATTGAAATGAAGTAATATTTTCTTCATCGTCCCATACGGCTTCGTGGTGATTAGGAACTTGAAAGTGTGATCTGACCATGTCCTCGTAGTAATATTCAATTTCATCGGCATTCATTTCACCTCCACATAGAGCATCTCGAGCACAAAGGTACTCAATGAATGCCTCGAAGGTGTGACCACTGCGCCACATAAACTCGATGTAACGTTTGTGTCTCCATGACTGATCAAAGAGTTTAAACATAAATAAAGAGACGTAAGGCGTGATATCAAGACCTTTGTGGTTCGCCAGCATGCATCGCCCTGTTATTTCTCTTCGGTGAATCTTGTTAAGATTCAAGTTATAACATGCACGGCACAAGTTCCACCTGGAACTGGATTTTGGTTTGCAGTAAACCCTCGTCACAATATCTATTGGAAACCCACGCTCTTTTTGAAAATACTCGAACGCATAGTTGATAAAATCATATTCACTGGTCCACCGTAAAGGTACGGAACACCACTGACATTTAGTTGTTGGGTAGATCATCTTAATCCACTTTTATATTATGTTCTTTAAGACGTTGGAAGAGTCCATGGGAGACGGAATACGGCACTACCAGAACCTCCGCCATATTCCGCTGATCCACCGCCCCCATATACGTCCAGACCTTTCTTGTCCTGTGACCCCCCCCCGTCAAATCCGCCTCCTCCTAGCGACCTTTCGGTAGCATCTGAACCCTCCCCCGCACCCCCTCCCCCGTAGTATGTAGCCGTTTCGCCGAGATGTCCCCATGAATATTGCGTTCCGTCACCACCAGAACCCCATGGTCTAACCGGTTTGCCCGAAGTTTCTCCATTCATACCATCTTGTCCATCCGCACCTCCTCCACCCCCACCTCCACCATAATCATTGCCACTATAATATGACCCATCTCCCCCGTCTCCTCCCTGTGAACCCGTACCACCTACAGTTGTGTTACCGTCCAGCGCCGCTCCCCCTCCACCGGTTCCGCCATTTTGACCTGGATCATTGTTTGTTGCATTTTTAACCCACCCTCCGCCTCCTCCGCCAAGTGCCGTATAAGTGTGAAACGTCGTATCATCTCCGTTGTCTCCGGGGTTATTAGAGCGTCCCCCATCACCAACAGTCACTGTATACGTTCCGGCGGTCAATGTGATCCCCGTATCGTCAAATAAAATTCCTCCGCCGCCGCCGCCCCCTGCCTGCCCTTGCTCTCCGCCCCCACCGCCTCCCGCAACCATCAAATATCTCACGTCAGGTAAAGCGTTGGGTCCTATGTCATATAGACCTAGTGTTGTCGTTGCTATCTCTGTAAACACAATGTATACATTAGAATTTTCATAAAGGAAATAATTACCCTTTGCCGTACTACCTGTATTGTATGCTGGAATGTAACCAATTCTGTCATACCACACTTGAGATGAAATAATGGCACTTGGTGCTTCATAGGACAATTCATTATTCGTCATTCTGGTGTAGACTCCGTAACCAGCCGTGTTGACAACTCCTGTCTTTCCTCCCTCGGTATTTGTTGTAATTCTACGATAATCTGCATCATCATTTTGATCTCTTAGTATTCCATCGACAAATAAAAGATTTGTTCCTGTTTTATCATTATTATCTGATTCATTAAAACAAAATGTTACCACGACGATTCTAATCTGGTCCGTTGTCCAACCGGCTGGAATGGTAAAGGAAACCTCCGCATCGCCTGTATTGGATATGTTACCATCTCCCGCGCGAGCATAAAGTGTTCCATTCCAAGTGTATATCGCCACACCTTCGCTGTTCACGTTTCCTGTATTTACAATATTGCCGTCCGTTGTTGCCGACAACCCAACTGCCACTCTAAAGGTCATAGTCTTGTTAGACCCGAAATTAGTAAATGTACCCAATCCGGATACAGACTTATTTGGAGTAGAGTTTCCAACAAGATCATCGCGATCCAAACTGTAAAATTGATCCATGCCTATGCTGGTTCCAGACCAATTTGTAGATATTGTTTTAATTCTATCGAAACCGATTGGCGAACCTGTGCCTATTTCGTATTCGGTAGCAATATCGTTGACACTGATAGCACCCGATGCAGGAAGTACCATGTCTTTCTACTAAATGTTAATTTTATTTTTGATTTTCTCCACATCTTCCTTGAGTTCCTTGATGGCTTCCACGACAATCCCCATTAGATTTCCATAGGCAAGTGCGTATTTTGTGTCTTCGGAACCGGAAACGGCTTCTGGCAAAATTTCCAAAACTTCCTGAGCGATTAGACCGGTATTTGTCATGCCATTCATCATGTAGGTGTAACCGCCTATGCTCGTGAGTTTTTCAAGGGCATTTTCAATACGCTTGATATCACTTTTTAACCTTTTGTCGGAATAAGCCGTTATGTTTCCATCTGCGGTAATACTCCCCGTCACAGACAAGTTTCCTCCAACCGTGGTCGCTCCATTAATGTAAAGTGCAGCATCACCATTTATATTTGAAGTCGTAACGGTTCCACTGACGGTTGCTTGAGAGATTGATCCCGTTCCCGTCACAGACAGATCGGTCGTTATAGACAGATCATTTGCCATAACGATATCACCACTCTGGACTATCCTAAAGGCGACATTCGACGACACGTTAGAATTTTCAATCGGCGGCGTAATATAAAAATAACTTCCACTGGTTGGTTCAATTCCCATATCCATGTTGACGTTTGAAGTGACACTCAAGGATGGGATCACCCGAAGTCTGAGTTGACGTGCTCCAACGATTTTTTCAGTAGAAGCCCCTGTATAATCACTTAAAATTTCGAATGGAACCTTGTTGGTAGTACTTCCTTGTTCTACATTACTGATAAACACCTGACCCTCCACTTCAAGGGGATGATTGGGATCTGTTGTTCCTATTTCTGGATAAGGCGCTGCCATGATTTAATAGTCAATGAGATTTTAGTATCACGTTTGAAACGTCCACGGGACGCGCAAAGTGACGTGTCCAGAACCGCCATCGGCATCGTTTCCCCCGCCCCCGCCATAAATGTCTGACCCCGCCGAACCTGACCCCGACCCCCCGGCCCCGCCCCCGCCAGCCCCGCCCGCACCCGCGGCCGTGCCTCCATCTTCGCCGCCGCCTCCTCCAGCATAAGTTGTACTCGTTGCACCAAGATGACCCCATGAGTAGGTCGTTCCGTCACCCCCATCTCCTCCCGTCCCGCTCGATCCAACCCCTCCGTCTTGTCCTGATGACCCTCCACCACCTCCTCCGCCGCCGACATCATTCGCGACCCCATCTCCACCATCCCCTCCCTGCGACCCTATACCCGCGCCATCGGCACCTCCTCCACCCGATCCTCCATCCACCCCACTCCGCGAGCCACGGGAAGAAGATCCACCGCCTCCGCCACCCTCGGCAGTTGCCGTAGTTCCAAATACACTATTTGAACCGTTTGTGCCTTGAGTATCCTTGTCGGGTGCTGCAGCTCCGCCATCTCCAACAGTCACTGTATACGTTCCGGCGGTCAATGTAACTCCCGTGTCGTTAAACAAAATTCCACCGCCCCCACCCCCTCCAGCATTTCTCCTGGCCCCCGCACTTCCTCCTCCACCTCCACCTGCTACCGCCAAATACCTCACATCCGGCCTTGTGATGGGTCCCACATCGTAAAGTCCAAATGTGCTACTTCCAATCGTGGTAAAAACATTGTATAGATTTCCAGTTTCGTATATGATCTTGTCACCTCCATAGACCGGGGCGTATGGTATTTTATTGAGCCAAATTTGTGTGCCTTGTATGGTTGAACTGGCTTCATAAGCAGGATTTCCAGTGGTTCTGTTTACTGCGATATTACCGTATACCTGTCCCGTTCCAGAACTATTATTGCCAGCAATTTGTGAAGGATTTCCGGAAGCGGGTGCATTTGCCGAATCTCTTAATATACCGTCAACGAACAGGGTATTGACGCTACTATCCAAAACACTGAAACCCACCACAACCACTCTGCTTGTCGTGTTAGACCACGTAGCCGGAATAGGCCACGATAGTTCTACGGTGCCTCCGACAACACTGCCGTCCCCACACGATGCGTAAAGTGTTCCAGACCACGTGTATATTACCGCACCATTGCCATTACCACCCAAATCAACTAGGATACCATCGTCGGCATCGCTGAGACCAACAACCATGCGCACGGTCGCGGATTTGTTTCCAGATATCTCAGTTATGGCTGACACACCCGTGACACTCCTGTCGGTGGCTGTCTTACCCACGAGATCATCCCGGTCGCGGTTATAAAATTCACTCATGCTTATGTTGGTCGTGTTGTAGTTGATTGAAATATTGGAATATGGCTTTATGGATCTCCCTCCAGTAGTCGATAAACCATATTCTGTAGCGATGTCACCAAAACTGATGGGTCCAGAACTAGGTAGAACCATGTTTCTCTAATATTCTATCAACCTTTTTATCCAGTTCCTTGATCGCTTCCACCACCAGCCCCATGAGATTCCCGTAGGCCAGTGAATAGTTCGTCTCCTCCGATCCCTTGACCACCTCGGGGAGCACATCCAATACATCCTGAGCCAAGAGACCCGCCGAGCGATTCCCGTGGAGCGTGTAGGTGTAGCCCGTGAGCCTCTTGACCTTGTCCAATGCACTCTCGATCACGAGCAAATCTTCCTTGTGCCTTTTGTCCGAAAATGCCGTGATGTCACCCGTCGCGCTTATCGTTCCTGTGACATTAACTGCCGCGGTTGATGATAAACCACCCACGGTGACGAGATCCGAAGTTGTAGAACCCTGTGTAGTGACTTCCTGTAGTGTGGGTGTTGTTCCTCCACCAGAAACGTTGCTCAAAAGACCTCCGTCTCCGAAGAAGAAACTTGCATATGTATTATTTGTAGCCACTACATTTCCTCCCGCGGTAATGTTGGCGGTTGCAGTTAAAATCCCAGTAACAGTGGAATCTGCCGATGATGTAAGACCGGATGTAGAGAGAATTCCTGTGGATGTTAGGTTGAGACCCTGTACTGTTCCGGTCACCACAACGGAAGTTCCGTCAATCACTCCCAAAGAGGCGCTGGCACCTTGGACATCGCCCGTTACGGTCAAGGACGACCCGTCAATCGCACCCAAAGAGGCACTGGCACCCTCGACGTCACCAGATACGGTCAAAGATGATCCCGTTAGTGAACCTGTTGACAAAATGGTCGCTCCTTGAACCTGTCCCGAAACCGTCGCAGACGCTCCTGTAAGTGAACCTGTTGACAAAATGGTCGCTCCCTGAACCTGTCCCGAAACCGTTGCAGACGCTCCTGTAAGTGAACCTCCGGCTGAAAGCGTCCCAGTGATGTCTGCGGGTCCACCGACCACCAGGTTTGCGGTCGCCTCTAAATTGGAAACTGAAATGGTACCCGGAAGTCTAGCGTTGTTAAGAGTTCCGGAAGTGACGTTGGATGCGTTTAGGTCATCTATTCCATCACCCGATCCTATAAAGTCCGCGGCACTCAAAGTCCCAGTGATGTCTGCGGGTCCACCGACCACCAGATTAGCCGTCGCTTCCAAATTGGAAACCGAAATGGTACCACCCGAGAGACGATTACTAACGGTCAAGTTCGAGGTCTCTACATTGGACGCACTCAGGGTTCCTGTTATGCTGTGAAAATTAGATACAGTGAGATTTGATGTAGAAATATTTGATGCTGTAAGAGATTTATCTGCCCCCGTGATAGTCACGTTATCCGAAGAAGTGATACCAGCAGATGAGAGAGTTCCTGTGGATGTTAGGTTGAGACCTTGTACGTCACCGGTCACCACAATAGAAGTTCCATCGATTACTCCCAAAGAGGCACTCGTCCCCTGCACGTCACCAGATACGGTCAAGGATGATCCGTCGATCGCACCCAAAGAGGCACTCGTCCCCTGCACGTCACCAGATACGGTCAAAGATGGTCCTGTAAGTGAACCTCCGACTGAAAGCGTCCCTGTAATGTCTGCAGGTCCACCGACCACCAGGTTGGCCGTAGCTTCCACGTTGGAGACCGAAATGGTCCCGGGAAGCCTTAGATTGTTAAGAGTTCCAGAAGTGACATTGGACGCATTTAGGTCATTAATTCCATCTCCCGAACCAATAAAGTCTGCGGCACTAAGGGTTCCCGTAATGTCTGCAGGCCCACCTACGACCAAGTTGGCCGTGGCTTCGATGTTGGAGACCGAGATGGTCCCTGGAAGTCTAGCGTTGTTTAGAGTCCCTGAAGTGATATTAGACGCATTTAGGTCATTAATTCCATCTCCCGAACCAATAAAGTCTGCGGCACTAAGGGTTCCCGTAATGTCTGCAGGTCCACCGACCACCAGGTTGGCCGTTGCTTCGATGTTGGAGACCGAGATGGTACCGCCCGAGAGACGATTGCTAACGGTCAAGTTTGACGTGACTATATTGGACGCGGTTAAGGTTCCAGTAACGCTATGAAAGTTCGTTACCGTCAAATTGGACGTCGCGACGTTAGTTGACGATATAGTTCCGCTTGAAACAATATTGCCTTGAACATCCAGACGTTCCTGTGGCGTTTCTGTTCCGAGACCCACGAACCCATCTTTGTCTGTCAATTCGCCTCCAGATATAAAGAAGACACTTGTACTGCCGTCTAAAAAGTTCACGATGGGTTCATCACCGGTCTGCTTTGCGATGAGGGCTGGTCCCGTCCCATTGTTGGTGATATTGATTTGATTGGTTCCCGTGGTGGTACTCGTGATCGTAACCAGTCCACCAGATACAGTGAGGTTACCGGTAATCTGAGCATCCTTGCTCACGACCAAGGTTGGTGTATTAACATGAGATCCTGTAACTGTAGACGTTGCGATGATACTTCCGGTCGACGAAACGGTGGCACCCTGAACCTGTCCCGAGACCGTCGCGGAAGCACCCGAGAGCGAACCTGTGGCGATTACTTGACCCGTGGAAGAGACCGTGGCACCCTGAACCTGTCCCGAGACCGTCGCGGAAGCACCCGAGAGCGAACCTGTGGCGTTCACATGTCCAGTGGACGAAACGGTGGCACCCTGAACCTGTCCCGAGACCGTCGCGGACGCTCCCGTAAGCGAACCTGTTGCCACGAGATTTCCGGTGGCGTTCACATTTCCCGTGGAAGAGATGGTTGCGCCTTGGACAAACCCTGAAGTTGTCAGTGCACCGACGGTTATGGTATCCGTGGTGATAGCACCACGAGTCGTGACAGATTGCAGGGTATCGGTAGTTTGAACATTGCTCAATATACCACCATCACCATCAAATATTGTAGCAGAAACGGAACCATCCACGATGGCATTCCCAGTGATAGATGCATCGCCAACAACGGTCAATTCTGTGACTGTATCTGCCACCAGATTAGATGTCGATATCGTTGCAGCAAAGACAGTTCCTGTGGTCGTCAAACCTGTCGTGGTGATGGTTCCGGTTGCTGGATCGGATTTGAGGTCTTTGTTCGAAGTCAGGTTGAAGTTTCCATCACTCAACTGGATGACACCCTTCTTCCCTGAAGCCGAGGCACTTCCTCCACCTTCTAAAGAGTTGTCAATGGAACTCATACTACTAATTAAAGACATAAAAACCTTTTCAACTATAAACGATGGACCGGTTTGATCCCCAAAATGAAAAGCATGTTCAGTGGCTCAAGGGCTCTTTTGAGAAGATGGAGTACTATACTTCACCCGAATCTCAAAAGAACGGTAAGGAGTTTGTCAAGTTCGTAAACTCCAATCCATTTGGTCTATCTATCACTGCCAGCAACGTCATGGACTGGCCGATGATTCATTCGATGATCGCCACCAAGTATGCCAAGGCGGTTCTCATTGGTCAAGCCTGGCTACCCTGATCTCGTAACCGGGGAACTTGTGACCGACCTCTGAAAGGAAATCTTCCATTATTTTAGTTCCTTGGTTTGACATAAAATCAACGTAGATCATTTGTTCCTTGTGATCCACCTTGATGGGTATTCCAAGGCTTCGCATCCCGTCGAAATGAAATGGGTTCACTGGTACTTCAATCGTGGTTGTCTCCATGTTTATTTTACATTCTCACGTTAGTTTTAACCCTGTAGCCTTCGAACATCTTCTTGGCCTTCTTTACACATTCATCATGGAGATCCCCAATGAAGTATCTGGACATCGTGACGATCACCATCTTTTCATCATCGTCCACCTGGGCGTCGAAGTCTATAGTCCTGATACCCTCGAACTCCAAGGGCGAAACTTCCATGGCGATCGTCTCGTGTCTCATACTTAAAAATATAATGACTTTTATTTTTAAATATGCTCTACTACAGTTGCTTGTTCAGGAACGTGCCGCCGTACATGTTCAAGAAGCGCACCGAACTGAAAAGACCCACCAAACGGATGATCGAAAATCCACACAAATACGTCCATGACTGGATGGAACATGAAGAGCTTTATTCTCGTCTTCACGATCAAAGGGTTCGTGAACAAGAGAACAAACTGGATGCCATGGAGATGTTCTGTAAGGAAGAACCCCATGCTCTAGAATGTAGGGTATATGACGTTTAGTGCTGAGCCAGTGAAAGAGCGAACGGATTACTGTCCAACTGCTTGACGGCGAGGCCTAGGTTGTTTGTCCTGAAATCTGCATTTCCCTTGTAGGCATTATTATTCTGCTTCCAAGTGATATCGTAATTCTGGTTGAGATACTGGTTTCCGGCACCGCCCTCGATAACGGTCGACGCGCTATCGCGAGTGTGTGTGGTGGCACCCTGAGCCTGGGTGGCATTCCCGCGGACATTCATGCGACCACCCGGAGGCGTGTACCCCCTGTTGCCACGGTCGGCGGGGCGCAGAAGGATGGTATTCTGTGTGTTCTGATAGGCCCCCTCGAATGAGTGGATGCCCGGAGCCGCCACGTCATTGATGCGCGCCTGGAAGTTCGCCTTGTTACGCGTCGGTGTATCCTGGCTCGTCGAGGCGGGAATGAAGCGCTTTGCCGTACCGAACTCGAGACCGTCCATCCGGGTCGATGTCTCCGAACGAACCGTGGGACGCTGGGTCTTCACGTACATCTCGCGTTCACGCTGACCGGTGAGCATGCCACCCTGTCCCTGCGCGCGACCCCGTTCCAAGGGACGTTTCCCTTCGGCACCCAAAAGTTGATAGGTTTTCTCGGGACGATTCTGAGTGACCGTGAGACGCTCCGAACCCCTCGATACAAAGTCCTTGGCGGGACCCGAGCGACCAGGAAGTGTCGTCAAGCGGTACGCGCCGACGTTGTTGGGCATCACCCGGAACTGCTGCTGGAACCCACCATAGGCAGGCACGTTAGCCGGGACGCCAAGACCGGGACCGACGAACCTTCGCTCGGCGGACGACAGATTGTTCATGCGACTCGAGACATTCTGACGGTCATACAAGTTATATACAGGCTGACCAAACGGGAACTGAACATTGGGAGAAGTGTCCTGAAGGGTCGCCACGACCTCCTTCTTCGGGTTGATGAGACCGCCCTGTGGGTTTTTGGGGTCGTAGGTACCCGTGAACAGATCTGTCACGGCAGTCAATTCCTGGGTTGGAGTATTCACATTGTTACCAAAAAACGGCATTTGTTGCGTCTCTCGGTTCGGAACAGGTGCTGGAGTAAAACCTTCTTTGCGGTCACTGCTGGCAATTTGACGACCTGCCACAGCAATCCCTAACAAGGCCACAAGACTCAATGGGTCCATATTAAAACTACGGTAGATTTTAAAATCACTTGTAACGTCTCTCGAAGAGAACATTCTGGACATCGGCACGGCTGCTCGTCGGATCCCATGACCTGGTTCGGAGCGGCACCGAGCATGACATGTCCTTGGAGGGGAAGTCATAGGGGCGACCTGCATAGCCCTTCTTGAAGAACGTTGTGGACTGAGGGCGGAGCATGTCCTCGACCAGGATCAGAGGACCGGGAGCACCCTTGCCGGCCATGTAGGGAGCAGTGCCGTAGATGGGCGTGGAAGCACGACCCGAGCCGGCGTAGTTGAGGTTGCTGACCACCGGAGGCGCGATCACATGATCGTAGGCGCAATCCACGGGCAGACTCTCGGCATCCAAAAGGACCTTTGATGTGTTGAGCTGATAAGCCATATTACTATCACCGGAGATTTTAAGTGCTGCCGCCGAAAGTGCCTCTGAGTTGCTGAAGTTCGGGCATCCTGGACTGACCGAACATGGATGCATCGTTGGGATAGCATGCCTCGCCATCATCCCTGCAGACCTTGTTCACCAAGGGGGCATAGGCACCGCGAAGGAATGCACTCTGGTCGTTGGGAATGGTCGTGGACGGCATACTGTAAAAGGCACGGAACGCCTGGTTTCGGCTCGAATAGACATCAGCCTGATCGGTGGGAGTACCCTCGTTCAGAAACTTCTTCACCTTATCCTTGACGGTCGGATAGTAACACGCCGCCGGTCGCTTCGGGTTGTCGGTGTAGTCCGAGAGAAGCACATTGGCCATTGGATTCTCCTTGGTCGGTTGTTCGCATGCCTGTCCTGGGGTGGTCGCGTTAAAACGATCGCCTTCTGCTTCAAACGAAGCCGGACGAAGCGCTTCCTTGATGCCACCCGCCAAGAACATGGATGCCATCACCATAATAACTGTGAGACCCAGGTAAATGACCCTGATGTCACGGTTAATCACATAAAGGATCGCCATGGTGTAGAGGATGAACCGAGTGGCGGCGTTGAGCCTCTCCACGGGTGTTTGCTTAGCCAAAGGCCAAAAGATCAGCACCTTGTTCTTGGCAAACAAGTGCGATGGATTTCTAAACCACGGTTGTTCCATTCTTATTTATTGACTAGTTAATTTTTTCACTGAGGAGGCTGCTGAAGTATCTTGGTGAGGTTGCCCATCATAGGCCCAAGCGCCTGCATGATCTTGTTCTCGTCGAGACCACCCTGACCGTCACCGAACTCCTGTTCAACCTTGGATGTCATCTCTTCCATCATCTCGGGTTTCAACAGATTTCCCAAAAGTCCTGCCAGCGGATTCTCCTGTCCATCCGGTCCCTGGGGTGCAAACAACTGATTGATCTTCTCCGGCGAAAAGTCCATCTGAGTATGACGGGACGATTGAATCTCCTCCTCACTGACATTGTTTCCGAGGACGTAGAGACCCTGGACGTACTGCCAGATCGCCGACCGGCTGTTGTCCGAGAGTTCAGACTTCCACATCGACTCAAGATCGAGCGTCTTGAGAATTCCGTAACTTCGCGAAAGTTCCTCGAAGATACGCTCGTCCTGATTGCGAATGAGGTCCTCGTGGGGCTTCACATTCTTCATAAACGTTTCCAGGCATACACCAGGGTCCTTCTTGATCAACATGCCGACCGTGTTCCTGTAGGTCTTCACAATGGTGTTCTCTGGGAACGTGTGAGCCAACTCATCCACAAACTGCAAGAGAAGTTCGTTGAATGTATCTACGCTGGCCATTTCGTACTATTTAAAAGGAGTAAAATCTTTAATTACATACCGCGACTAACTTCCGGGAAGGGAGTCTCGTAGATCTCCTCGCGCTGGGAGATGCCAAGGTAGACGATCGTGCCCACGAGGATGGCATTCAGAATCGCCGGTTTGACCATGTCGGCATTCCTGGGAGGCGCCTCGCGATTGAGACGGGCCACCAACTGGACATACGCCATTGTGACGACTGCACCGACCAAAGCCGCGATCAAAGGATTTTTAAGCGAATCGCTGATCATTATTAAATAAAGCAGATTTTAGTATGTTTAACGATTCGCATTGGGATTTATGGAAAAGTCATCTTCTTCGTCCATCGGTGGAATGGGCGACCTCTTCATGATCTTGTCGTTGAACGTGAAACTCTTCGTCTCTTCCTGAGGCATTTCCGGAGCGGGCGCCTCGACCGGCTCTTCTGACATCGGCAACGAGGATTCTGCAGGCTCCTGTGGCATATCGGGTTCCCCGAAAGACCCTTCGGACTCTTCCTCAACGGGCAACTCGCCACTGCCCGGGAACATGTCAGGCTCCGGTTCCATCTCCGGCTCG